GCTGCCAGTGCCGCGGCCTGCTTCTTGATCTTGTCCAAAGTGTTCTCAAGACCGATGGCCAAACCTTCACCAGTATCCTCGCCGATCTTCATCATGACACGAGATGGAGAGCGGATATCAAGCATCCCCCTGATGTTGTCACCGATGCTTTTGGCGATGTTTTTTGCCGAATTTGTGACTGAATCCCACATGTCATTGATGCCATCGATCAAACCCTGCATAATGTTCCGGCCAATTTGCCGCAAGTCGATGCTTTTGAAGAAATTCTCGACAGATCTCCAACTTTCAGATACCCGACGCTTGATCTCGTCCATTTCGTTATTGATGGCGATGCGCATTTCGACGTACTTTTGTCTGACATTCATAACTTGTCTATCGATGTTCCTTCTTGTGTCCTCGACCATGCCATTCCAAGCATTGGACATATCCCGCGAAAACTTCTGCCACCTGGTGAGCACTTCTCCCGTTTCCCAGTTGATCGCGTCATAGTGCTCTCTCGCCTGGGCTTGAGCAGCAATGACAACCTTATTGTGCATTTCCTCAGCAGTTGCAATTGCTTCGTCGCGTTGGCGTTTAGCCTCGGCAATAAGTAAGTCAGCCTGTTCGGCAGAAATGATCTTTGCTTCATCGCGCATCTTAATGATCTCGGCGATGGTAAGGTTGTACTGTTCCTCCGCCGCTTTAACGGCGCCATCGCGCTGCTCGATACTCCTTTTGACAACATCAGCAGCCTGCAATGCGCTGATCCTGCCAGCTTCGGCTCTCATGCGCTCGAGGATGGTTTTCTGCTCAAGTTCATGAGCGCCCAGAACCGTTTCCGCGTCTCTGGACAGTTGCTTCTGGATCCGGATGATCTCTTCGTACTCTTCCTGCTTCAGTCCCCGTCTTTCATCCAGAGCAGCTGAGAGTATCTCAGCTACACGGTTCATGCCAGCCTCGACTTCGAGAGCTTCTTTTTCCAAACTCTCTTGCAGTCTCAAGAGCGCTTTGTTTTCTTCCTCCTCGGTCAGCGCTTCGCTCGCAGCGAAAAACTTGCGCATAGACGCCAGCCTCTCGCCGTGGCTGACTTCGAGGTTATCCAGGATGGTCTGGCCCATCGCATAAAACTTGTCAGCGATGGACTCCGCTGTTTCTTCGGTGATGGTTTGGCCAGACCACTTGATCAGGTTCAACTCTTTTGTGACTTCCTCGTTCAACCCGATGAAAGCCTTGAGCGCTTCGGTACGGATCTCTTTGGCCGCTTCAGTGACGCCTTTAATGCTCGGCTGCACTTCATTTTCCAGTGTTTGAGCAAAGACGGCAGCATCTTCAGTCACTTCAGCAAAGCCGAAGTCAAAACTAACTCCGCCCGATGAGCCTTTTGCTTCCTTCTCCAGCTCCTTGAGTTTCGTCTGAAGGCGCTCAAGTTCGCGGATTTGGTCGTCTATCACCGGTGCGATATCAAGCACCTCAGCAACGGCTTCTGAGATGGACTGTTTTTCACTGTCCAGGCCCTGAGCTAAAGAATCCGCAAAAGACTTCCCGGCATCTTGCCATTTCGGGTTGTACGTTTCGAGCAAACGCACGATCTCGTCGTTATTTTTTTCAACGATGAGTTTCCGTGCTTCCGCATGCAGAGCCTCAGTTTCAGTCAGCGCGTCAAAGTGGGACTTGACCGCCTCTTTTTCTTCGTTCAAGCGATCAAGAGTGGCCTGCAATAACTCCTTTTCGGTCGCCTTTTTCTCTTCGAGCTCTTGCCTGAGTTGCTCCTTCCGCTCGTTCGCCGCCGCTTTGATGTCCTCGATCTGCTCGCGGAGGGCTTCCTTCTGTGCCTTGCGTTGTTCGAGCAGGATTTGTCGTTCGTAATCGGCGACTGTTTTGGCCATGTCCTGCTGGATTTTCGCCCGTTCTTCTTCCGTCTCTGCTGCAGCCAACTGACGTTGATATTCGGCGATACGTTCGCGGTATTCTTGTTCACGCCGCGCCCGGTCCTCTGCTTCCGTGAGTTTATCAATGGCGTCGATTTGATCTTGCAGCACCTTGACCTGACGGTACGCTTCCTCATCGATCAGTTTCAGTTTCTCGGCATACTCGGCGTCATAAATCCGGATGCGTTCATCAGAAGCTTTGCGCTCGCGCTCAATCTGGTCATCCAGGGCCTTGATCTGGACTTTTTCCAGTTCCTCATACTGTCGTTTCAGAGCGTTTGTGAGCGCGTCGCCCAGCCGGTTAAGGGTCGTGGTATTGCGGTCGACCGTTTCTTTCATTCGGTCTACCATTTGGCGCATGTCATCGATGGCCTGGTCTTTTGCCTTGCCAGTTCCAGCAGAAACGCCCTCCGCGATGTTCTCGCCAATTGCCTCGCCCTCTGCCTTTGCGACTTGAGCGACATTGTGCAGTTCGCCACTCGTCTCCTGGCGGAACTTCGAAAAACTTCCGGACGCCCTTTGTGCAGCTTTTTGCGCCTCATCGCCAAACGACTGCACGGCAGGGATGGCGTCTTTGGACATGTAGCGATGCAGTGCGATTCCGCCAGCCACAAGAGCAGATATTGCCGCGATTGCTATGCCAACTGGACCGGTGAGGGCTGTCAATGCGCGAGACAAAACAGCAGATGCACCTCCGGCATTGGCCATGGCCTTCGACATCTTGCCCAGAGCAGTGGTGATGGATCCTACAGACTCGATGACCTTCCCAGCAATAACCAGTGTAGGACCGAGTGCTGCCACGAGAGCAGCAAACCCAATGATCACCCGCTGGGTCCCATCGTCCAACTCAGAAAAACGTCTCGCGCCCGTTTCAATCGCCCTGAACATCGGCTCCATCGCTTTGATTGCGTCCAACAACGCCGGTACAAGAGCGTCGCCCAAAGTGATGCTGATGTCCGTGAGCCGGTTTTTCAGTAGTTGCAACTGGGAGGCGCTTGTCGCATACCGCTGTTCCGCCTCTTTGGTCAGAGCGAGGTTTTCTCTCCACGCCCTGGTTCCCAAATTGATGGAGTCTCGGAACAGATCACCGGCATTCGATGCACGGAGCAAAGCGTCACGGACGCGGATTTCGGAAAGACCGAGTTCGTCCAGGACTTTGAAAGTGTTTTGGCCGGCGGCCGACATCCTGCCGAGCCCTTCGATGAAGGAAAGAATCGCGCCGGCAGCATCAACCTGGAATTGTTGCCGAAACTGCTCTGCTGTTTGACCGGAAACCGACGCGAACAATCTCAGCTTATCTCCGCCTTGAGCCACCGCGTTTGCGATGTTGATCATCACCCGGCTGATTGCAGAGCCTCCAGCCTCAGCTTCGATACCGACAGATGAAAGTGCTCCAGCGAAGCCCAGGATCTGCGCTTCCGTGAGACCAATCTGTTTGCCTGCGCCGGCGATCCGAAGGCCCATTTCCACGATCTCGGACTCGGTTGTTGCCAAATTATTGCCGAGAGCGACCACTGTAGCACCGAGCCTATCAAAATCTTGTTGGCTCATCTGAGTGATGTTGGCCAGCCTTGCCAGAGCTGTAGCTGCCTGGTCGCTGGTCATGTTGGTAGCTACGCCGAGATCGATCATGGTCCGAGTGAACCCGAGGATAGCATCTTTCCTGATGCCCAATTGACCGGCCGCCTCTGCGACCTTTGCGATCTCAGTTGCCGCTACCGGAACTTCCTCCCGGGCCATTCTCCGGATCTCGTTGCTGAGCGCCGCAAACTCAGTTTCCGTCGCGTCCACTGTTTTCCTGACGCCAGCAAAGGCGGTTTCAAAATCGATCGATGCTTTTGACGCCAGCCCACCGATAACTGTCAAAGGTGCGGTTATGGTCTTTGAGAGGGTCTTTCCGGCGCCCTCCAAAGCACCTCCAACCTTCTGCAACCGGTCACCGGCTTTTTGTAGAGCCTCCCCGACTTTTGTCCACTCGCTGGACTGTACCGCTAACTCCTTCGAGACTTTTTTCAGTTGAGCATCCAACTGATTGTATTTGGCGACAGCCTCATTTAGCCGTGATTCAAGTTTCTGAGTCGCCGCGGCGTCCTTTCCCTTTTCATCGATCGAAGCTTGATATTGCTGGTTCAGTTTGGCGACGACCGCAGCCTGGAGTTCGAGTTGTTTGGAGAGTGAGTCGGCTTTGAGTTTGAGTCCCTCTGTCCCTTTGCCGAACTGGTCAAGGCCAGAAGATGCTTTCTTGAATTCGCTCTCGACCAACTTCATCTGGCGTTGAAGCTCGGCCATAGACTTTTCAAAAAGGGTATCATCAACGCTGAGCTTTACGTGTAGACCTGCGACTTCGATTTCCTCTGCCACCGCACTCACCTCCGGATCAAATAAAGCTATACTGATCAGCCTTCGCAAGCTGTTCTTTTTCTTTTTTCAATCGTTCATGTCTCAAAAGGCGAAAATAAAAAAGGATGTCCATCTCATCGATCTCTTTGAGTGAACGCCCTTGTTTTAGGTGAATGGAATAAAACTCGTGAACGAATTCCAGAGGGTCTATGCCCTCTGACGAGAGTTTGGGTCCGAAACATCAACCCCCAGAGCTTCAGAAGCATCTCCAATGATCGCATTGATCGTGCTGACGATGGTGTCAATCAGTTTTCGAGCGTCGACCCCGTCATAAAATTGATCGCGAGTGAATTGACTCCCATATGCCTCGACCACAAAATCAACCATTTTGTCCAGGACTTCCGGATTCATGTTTCGGAAGTCGATTTCGGAATGGATCTCGATTGCCCGGCGATAGACACGACCGGGAATGAAGTCAGCAGTAAAAGTTTTGTTCTGACCATCGACCTTCAACGATATCCTCATGTTTGTTCCTCCTTCAAGGTAAAAAATAGAGAGAGGCGAAAAGCCTCTCTCGTTGTTTACGGCGTCGGCGTGATCGTCGGCGTCGGAACAGAAGCAAACCAGTTTTGAATCAGCGTCGGATCAACGCCGGCGTCGTCGCTGTCGACGACATATTGCCACTGACCGTCGTATGTCCGCGGGATGAATGTCGCGTTGATCGTCGGCGTTTGGAAAGACGGCGTGTCCGTTTTGGTATTGGCTTCTTGAGTCTCCGGCTGGAATCTGCCCTTGAAGTTCCAAACATAGCGGAATGCTCCATTGGACTTCCGGCGCCGGTATCCGATGGCCAGGTACGGTGCCACGTCATCCTTTGACCGGACGAGAGCTCCTTTAGTGTCAATCTGATGGCCGAGCCAATCCGCCAAAACAGAGGTAGGCAGATTCTTCGTCACAATCGAAAGCGCGATATCTCCCAGGCTTGTTGCAACCTCGTCTGCTTGATCGTCCGCATACAGCGTGGTGCTGTTTGTGGTCGGTGTCACTGTGGCCTGGATGAGACCAGGAACGCGAATCGGCGTTTCATAGTCTGCCGGCGTGTCAACCGTGTCCGTGTTGGGTTTCAGAATGGCGTAATAAAGCATATCCAACCCGATTGCAATTCCACTCATTTACCACTTCACACTCCCTTGATCAATTTTCTTCAGGCATTACAGTTCTGTACCGCAGCGCCTTATGAAACACTTTGGTGTCATCCTCGTAAAAGTCTGGCCCGCTGGATCTGAAAAATCCCAGCATTTTCATCGTTTTGTCAACTTCGCCTGAGATTGCCGAAGTACTTCCCCCCTGGTTCCAAACGTCGATTTGCACCACAACCGTCGATCCGATCGGCTTGTCGTCAGCAAATTCACTGTCGTTATTGTCGACTTCGAAAAAGGTGATCCGAGGGAACTTTGCCGGGTCGCCAGCAGCAAGCTGATAGATCGGCACGTTCCCGTACTTGTCCTTGCCCAGATGCGAAAGAAGTTCCGCATTTTCCAACAAGGCCGATCTGACCATCGTTTTAATGTCCGTGATCACTCTTTCAGCCCCTTTCGGAACTCATCAGCAAGCGTCATGAGAGACTCTCGCTTTTTCGCATGGAAAGCAGGTTCGATGAATGGTTGAGCAGGCATTTTCGATGTCCCATACTCAAGGAAATGAGCACGCCAGTTGGTTTTTCTTGTCGGACCGATCAGAACATATTTCCGTCCTTCACGGCGAACCACGCGACTTACTCGAATATCCTCTTGCATATGGCGGCTTTCCTTGTATTGTCGACGTGAAATCTTTACCCGCTTCCTCATGTCCTCTGCCATAGGCTCAGCAGCTGCTCGCAGTGCTTTTGACTCGAGACGTGCCGATGCATTGCCTAGTCGACGCCGAATGTCATTGAGCATCTGATCGACACCACGGAGTTCAATGCTCATCCCGGCGTCAACTCCAGTGCCATGATCCAGGTCTCCGTCCGATCCCCTTTTGCGTCGTCCAGCACTGCCTTGATCTCGAGCACCCTATCTACTTCTTGATCGTTCACAACGCGCTTCCCATCGACAATCCGCATATTCTCGGTGATGCCTTCCCGATACCGGATCTCGTACTGGAACATCTTCTCGGCATTCAAACCGGCCGCCCGGAAATACTCCCGCCAGCGAGTAGTAAGAGGTTTCCGAGCACTCCAAATTGTCGCAACCGGCACCCAATCGTGTATTGCGATCCCTTCTTCGTCCACAATTGATTCGTAGCACTGGATAGTGATTCGACGTCGATACCTGCCCGAATTTCTGCGCTCGTTATAGATATTCGGGTTATACGTCATCGTCATCACCAGACTCCAGCGCTTTCGCCATCATAAGATTGTTGATCTGGGTGATAAAATTGGTGTGGAAATACTCGAGCGCATCATTATAGGTGTACCTGGAACGTTCAAAGACCAGTTCCCGAAACACGGGATCGCTCAGGTCATATCCCCCACAAATACGGGTTAGGTCGGCATATGACGCTTCGAGAATCCGTTTCAGATTACCATCCTCGTCATCATCAAGGTGCATCCGCCGTTTAAACTCTTCAACAATTTCGGGAGTGATAGCAGACATCAGAATCACTCCTCTTCAACGGTATTCTCATCATCCGGTTGATCCGTTTGGTCGTTGTCTTCGTTCACCGCTTCGATGAACACCTTACCGTATTTGTTTTTC